AAATGGCCGCAGAAACGGAAATTTATATTTAGAAATAAAAGGAACTACTCCCAACATACAAGATTGGGAAACACTAAACATAATAAGGAAGATAAATGATGGAACTAGTACTGGCACCTGATGGTAGGCTAGAAACAAAACTCGAAAGATTTGATTTTGAACTAATGCATCCTGCACCAGTTGCAGTAGATATGATTGAGCTAATGCAAAAACATAGTGGGCTTGGACTAAGTGCAAATCAAGTTGGATTTCCTATGCAAATATTTGTAATGAAAGCATTACTAAACAAAAAGCATGGCGATCCTGTTATTGTAATGAATCCTATTATCAAAGGATTAAGTGAAGAAATCGAAGCTGGTGTAGAAGGATGTTTGAGTCATCCAGATTTAATATTAAAAGTAAGGCGCCCTGTAAGTGTAATGGTTGAATTTGATACCTTGACATCTGACATGAAGGATGTTATACATATAGAAGCAAAGTATGACGACATCGATGCAAGAATATTTTTACATGAGTACGATCACTTGTATGGTATTCAGTTTATTGATAGAGTTAGCAAACTAAAACTAGACATGGCAGAAAAAAAGCGCCGCAAAAAAGGAAAAAAAGTTAATGGTTGAACCATCAAAAGAGTTACAAGCAGTGTTTGATAAAGCAGTTACCGATGCTAAAAAACTTCAGCACGAATATATTACATTAGAACATTTACTATTTGCTATGCTCTGTGAAGAAACATTCGGAACCTTGATAACAGGGTATGGCGCAGATACTGATCTTATGAGAAAAGAGTTACAAAACTATTTGAAAACAAATCTCAATGACATTAAGATCGAAGAAAAGAAATATAAACCAAAGAAAACTACTACAGTAGAACGTGTGTTAAATCGGGCATTTACACAAGTACTTTTCCAAGGCAGAAACGATATTACTATTGCTGATGTGTTTATTAGTATTTTAACTGAAAAGAAAAGCTGGGCTTACTTTATTACACAAAAAGTTGGAATCGACAAGGAAAAGTTTCAAAACTATATTAGTGCTGAAACTGAAATATATGATAACCAAGACGAAAACGAAAACAAAGGTATTGCTAACAAAGCATTAAGAGATTTTACTACAGACCTAAATCAGCAAGTTAGTATAAACAAAATTGATCCTGTGATTGGCAGAGATGAAGAGATTGAACAAGTTGCTCTTGCATTAGGTCGACGTACAAAATCAAATGTATTGATTGTAGGCGATCCTGGAGTGGGTAAAACTGCTATTGCAGAAGGGCTTGCTTATCAGATTGTTAATGGAAATGTTCCAGAGTTCTTAAAAGAGTATAAAGTATATAGTCTAGATATTGGTGCTATGTTAGCCGGATCAAAATACCGTGGCGATTTTGAAGAACGTTTTAAACTTGTACTAGCAGGATTAAAAGGCAAAGGCAAAACCATTATGTTTATTGACGAAGCACACATGATTAGTGGTGCAGGTGCAGGCGGCAGTGGTGGATCAAATGATTTGGCTAATATGTTAAAACCTGCACTTGCAAAAGGAAACATCAATGTTGTTGCAAGTACTACTTGGGAAGAATATCGCAAGTTCTTTGAAAAGGATCGTGCCCTTATGCGTCGATTCCAAAGAGTAAGTGTTGATGAACCAGATAGAGAAACCACACTAAAAATCCTTGAAGGTATTAAAGTATATTACGAGGAGTTTCATAATGTTGATATACAACAGGAGGCACTTGAAGCAGCAGTTGATTTGAGCATGAAATATCAAAACGATAAAAAACTTCCTGACAAAGCTATTGACTTGATTGACGTAGCATGTAGTCGTTTTAAAGTACGTGATATTACTGAAGACAAAGTTGTAACCAAAGACAGTATTCAGTTTGAACTTGCTAAAATGATCAAACTTCCAGAGGATCAAGTTAAAGAGCGTGAAAGTGAAAATCTAGCACATTTAGAAGATAACTTGAAGAAAGTTGTATACGGACAAGATAAAGCAATCGACGACATTGTTGACAAAATACTTGTAAGTCAAGCAGGACTTAAAAGTGACAACAAACCAGTAGGAAGTTTTGTGTTTATGGGTCCAACAGGTGTAGGTAAAACTGAACTTGCTAAACAACTTAGCAATCAACTAGGTGTAAAACTTGTACGGTTCGATATGAGTGAATACCAAGAAAAGCATAGTATTAGTAAACTAATCGGATCACCTCCAGGATATGTTGGATACGAAGACAATGCTGGTGGATTGTTGATTGATAAGATTCAAGAAAATCCTAACTGTGTATTGCTATTAGATGAGATTGAAAAGGCTCATCCAGATGTAAGTAGTGTACTACTACAGATTATGGATAACGGCAAGATTACAGGATCAAATGGCAAAGAAGCAGATGCACGTAACTGTACACTTATTCTTACAACAAACTTGGGTGCTGCCGAAGCTGAGAAAAATACTATTGGATTTAATGACACTATGGATAAAGATTATGACGATGTTGATCTTAAAAAGTTCTTTACTCCAGAGTTTAGAAACAGACTAGATGGTGTTATTACATTTGGTAAACTTAGCAAAGAAGTTATGCTAAAGATTGTTGGTAAGTTTCTTGTAGAACTCAAGACACAAGTACAGAAAAAAGACATCGCTATTAATATTACTGATGATGCTCTTGATTATCTTGTGGACAAAGGCTTTGATCCTAAAATGGGTGCAAGACCATTACAACGTGTTATTGATAACGAAATCAAACGTCCACTTAGTCGTCAGATGTTGTTTGGTGATCTAAAAGCTGGTGGCAGTGTTACTATTGATTATCGAGAGAAAGAGATTAAACTCGATTGTGAAATAGAATATGAGACTGTATGAAACTAAAAAACTACACTATGGCAAGTACTTTTATAAACTTGCCATAGTGAACAGTTGTTCGTATTTCTTTAGAACAGAGTTTCAACCTGACGGAAGTTTGAAATATGCTAGACGCAAACTAGATGAAGTTAACAAACATTATGTTCCTTCAAATCACGATTGGAAGGTTGAAATACCATTAACAACAACCTACAACGATGTTATTCCTGTTGAGCATTTTTGGGATGCTATTGATATTTACAGACATTTGCTCAAGCACACTGATTATAAAGTAAGATGCGAATTTAATCAGTTATTAATATACAGTAACAATCGAAAAATGTTGGTAGACTTAGGAAACAAACTTAGACAAAAATACACAGAGTTTTGGGAGCCAAATCCTGAAACTATACATACACTGAGTTCTGAAAAAAATGCTATCATAGTAAACAAACCTCCTCAGTATGAATACAAAGTTACTCTTGGAAATAAAAAGGGTGTTGCAGCACTTGCTAAATGGATAGAACACAATCCAAAACTTGCATCAATGGGTGCAAGAGCCCGTGAAAGTTGTAAAAATGAAGATTATGTATATGGATATTATTTCCATGTTAGAGATCTTAAAACCTTGCTAATAATACAAATGATGGCTGGTGATAACATACAACGCATAGATAAATTTGTTTATATCAAACAATAGATAAATACAATATGGCAAGTTCAAGTGAAATAATTTTATCAAATCAAGTTCATCCAGGAGACAGTACTACTGAAACTGTTACCGGTGACGACTTCAAAGGCGACGGTTACTACGGACGTAGTGATGGGTTTCATACTGTTCAATATAGTCTTGACGGCTTTATTGGTACAATGGTTATACAAGCAACACTAGCAGTAGAACCAACTAGTAGTGATTGGTTTACATTAACCGAAACAACACATGCTAGTGCAAATGACAGTAGTAGTAACGCAGATGGCGGATTTTTATACAACTTCACAGGAAACTATGTGTGGGTACGTGCATACATCAGTAACTGGACTGACGGAACGATATCAAACATATTATTAAATCATTAAGGTAAACACATGAAACATTTTATTAGTATAGTAATAGACAACGATGGAATAAACGAAAGCAGAGATTTTGTTTTAGACACTGTCTTAAATACAGCTAACATTGGATTATTAGAAAATACAATGGAATATGAAATATACGAAAGTGAAAATAATACACAAGTATTGAGTATTCCTATCGCACGTGAACTAAACGAAAAACAACAAGCATACCTTGCAAAAAAACTTGCCAACAAACTATTCGACAAAGGTTATAATAACTTTGATATTGAGTTTAGTATTAATGAGTCAACACTTAATGAAGCAGATCCAGAAGCTGTAGCAGCAGTAGCTAGAACAGATGATAGAGGACGTAGTAGAATAGGCACAGATGCTGGTGATGGATTAGTATGGATTGTAGGCAATACTAATGCACTTGTAAGAGTTCGTCCAAATGATCCAAGAGTAGCTGCTCAACAAGCTGCTATAGCACCAACAACTACACCAGCAGCAGGTAATGCACCAGCAGCAGGTAATGCACCAGCAGCAGGTAATGCACCAGCAGCAGGTAATGGTACGTTACGTAAAGGTAGCAGAGGCGAAGCAGTTAGAAAACTACAACTTGATTTAGGCGTACAACCTGCAGATGGCGTGTTTGGGCCAGCAACCGAAGCAGCCGTTAAAGATTTTCAACAACGTATGATGCCAGGTGAAGCAGCAGATGGTATTGTAGGACCAAAGACTAATACAGCTATACAACAATCAGCAGCAATAGACACAGGTGATAATCCAGAGATTGAAAAATCTGATCCTAACTCTCAGTTTGCTGCACTAAGTGGATTTGCTACTAGTAGAAGAGGTGGCATTGCTAACAACCCTTCACAGGTAGATGCAATAAAAGAACTACAAGCTGAACTAAAACGTAGAGAAATATATGCTGGCGAAGTTGATGGCAAGTATGGTCCGCAAACAAGAGCAGCAGTAACAGAATTCCAAAAACAAAATGATTTATATGTTGACGGTGATGCAGGACCACGAACTATTCAAAAGTTAATGCAGCGTGAAGACCCTAACATCACAATGACACCATTAGATGAGCCGCAAGATCAAGCTGCTAGTGGCGGACGATTAAGCGGAGCAGATCAAATAGACGTTGACAATAACCAAGATGACAGTCCTAGCAATGACAGTCCTAGCAATGAACGTATTCAAGGTGCTTTACCTCAAGACATCATTGACCAATACACCCAATACAACCAAACAAAAGATTATATTGCAATGCTAAGACTAGTTGATCAATATCAATACCTTTATGATAGATTTAACGCCAGACCAAATCCTGCAACCGGAGGCGAAGGAACTATGTATGATTGGCTTACAGCAAAAGCAGCAGATGACAGTTCTGATTTTGCACAAGACGCAGTAGACACAGTAGATAGAATCCCAGCGCCTCAAGGCGAACTTAGTGCAACAGATCAAGCACAAACTGGAACAGACGCAGGCGCTGATGACGAACAACAAACAGCAGCACAACCAGAAACAGGAGTAGATTGGGAAGAACTTAATCCAAACGCAGCACCTGAAGGGTACACATTGTTTATTAAAAGACAAAATCCACCTGCGTTTACTTACGGTAAAGCTGGCGGCGAACCTGCTGACACAGAATATGCTAGTCAGCGAGAAGCAATAGCAGCAGTAAGAGAGATTGCAGATGGTCAACAGGCAGCATCATCTGCTGATGACGAACAACAAGCAGCACAGTCAACCGAAGGTCCTTACAAAGAAGGCGATGAAATAACAGACGATATTGCTGCTAAGTTAGAAACACTTGGTATTGATCCTGGAATGGGTGGCGAACCTATGAATCAAGAAGATGCAGATGCACTCAACAAAGGTGTAGCAGATGGTACTATTCAAGGTCCTGCTACAGAACTTGAGATACTAGATAATCAACCTAGAGGCTATGGTATGGATCAAGGTAAAGTAATAGTAAGACGTGGCGAAAGATACTTTGACGTTGATGTTAGTAGAACAAGAAACTTTAATGGATCAGCAAAATATCGTGGTAGTTCGTTACCAGGATATGAACATGATCCTAGCAATCCTCAAGCGCCTAGCAGAGTTAATGCTGATGCTGTATATTTTTCACCAGAAGATTTTGAAGGCACAGAAACAAACACACAAAGAGTCGATCCTCGTCCTACAGAAAGCGGCGTACAAGGCGACTATGCAAGAAATGATTGGGATACAAGATACGGTGAAACTCATAATCCAGACGGAACACTAAAAACAACAAATAACGAAAGTGTCGAACCGATGCCAAAAGGCGTGTTTATGGTTGAGGATCGTGCTATATGGCGTTCGCTGTATGAAAGCACACACTACACAAACGGAAAGCCTCGTCCACGTACATTTATTACTGAAAGCAAAATGCAAGAAGTTACATTTGATGATGATGACAAGTTCTTTGAAGCATACGGAGTGATGTGGTTCAATGAAGACGAAACAATAGACGAAGCAGAGTACCAAGGCCGCAAAGTCAAACTAGGCAAGCCGATGGCAGGTGATGTTAAGAAGTTTAAAGTGTATGTAAAGAATCCAAAGGGTAATGTTGTAAAAGTTAACTTTGGACAAAAAGGCGCCAAGATTAAAAAGAATAATCCAGAACGTAGACGCAGTTTCCGTGCAAGACACAACTGTGATAATCCTGGACCGAGACATAAAGCAAGATATTGGAGTTGCAGAAAATGGTAAAATCAGAAGCACAACTAATAAGAGAACTAGGAGACAGACTATCAAAAATCAATCCTGTTGAAGAAACACAAACAGACAACTCTCCTGCAAGACCCTTTTATGTTAAAGTAGAAACACCTAAAGAGAAGTAATATGAAAATAAATGAATTTCACGATATGGATATGCCGGACGAGATAGTTCCAAAGCCTGACTATGATGTAGCCAGTGACTTGCTGATCTTCATGCGTAATGATCCTATGTTTTATAGAAAAAACTTTTTTCCAGCAGTAGAAACATACAAAGAAAACGACAAAGATACTTCGCCTATTGAAAATATGATCAAAGGCGGATTAGGACAGTATTGTCAAAAGTTTAATATTCTCAATCCAGCCGACGAACTTATGGGCGAAGGTGACATAAAAGCTCTTACACAGCAGATTATCCAGGACGAAATGGAAGATTTGGAAGAAGGACGTTCACCTTATAAAAAAGGTACTAAAAAGTACAAGCAACATATGGCAGCTATCCACGCTAACGGAGGCTAATATGGATATCAAAGACTTACAGCACCTAGCAGGTATACGCAACAAGTTTACAGGGTTTACTCCGTATGTTCCTGAAAACATGAGTATCACTGGTACTGAGAAGTCTCGCATACAACGCAAGAAAAAAATACAACCAGGCACTGAAGAATGGTTCAAACTATGGTTTAGTCAACCACACTTAACAGGAGAAAAACCAGTTGAGGATTGAACATTTAGACGAAGGCGTAGGGCGCATTATAAAAGGTGTAAACACAACGCCAGATGTCGGAGTGGATCAAACACGTATAGAAGCAGCAAAGTTTGGCAACAAAGTAGACAAAGACGGAAGACCTCCCACACTTAGCAGTGCTGTAAAAGGCAAGAGTACAAACGTATTATTCAACTTAGGACTTACTGAAGGCATTAAGTTGCGTTTAGAACGTGACAAAGACATAGATGTACTACACATCATGGACACTAAAGACAAGCAACGCATTGAAGTGCGTGGCAAAAAAGGCTACGAAAGTGGCAACTATGATGCACAAGATAAACTACATCAAGTATTAGATCGTGTAGGCAAAGCTGCTAACATTAGCGAACTTATGAACGGTGAAGTTGTAAGTATTAATCCTAATCATCCACAAGGCACAAGAGCAATACGCACAGCACGAGACGTATTGCAGACTGAAGAAAAACGTTTTACAGCTATGGAACAAGCTATTATAGAAGGCGGCCACGATTTAAATGATTTGGACAAGCCTACTCCTACGATTGCAGAACTAGTAAAAATGCATGGAGTTCCTGTTAAAGTTATACTAGATCAACTTACACAAGGCATTGAAGCAGAATACGAACACACTAGTGATTTTGAAGTTGCTAAACAAATAGCAATGGATCACTTAGGCGAAGATCCTTATTATTATGACAAACTAAAGTTTATAGAAAACTTTGCTGACGGTAAGAAAAAAGGCAAAAGCAGACCAGGCAGAGTAAAGAAGTCTGGTGCTAGTTGTAATGGTAGTGTCACAGATTTACGCAAACGTGCTAAAAAAGCAAGTGGCGAGAAAGCTAAAATGTATCACTGGTGTGCTAATATGAAAAGCGGAAAGAAGAAATGACAAAAGAAGAACTAGCACACTACATAACTAAATATAAAGAACACGAAGCACGTAGAGCTAGTACTAACGAACGTAATGCATATTGGAGAGAATACAATGAAAATAAGTGAACTATTATCTGAAAATTATTCAATGGATGAAATTAATCAAAGTATAAATGGACTTTCTTCTCAAGAACAAGCTGAATTTGAACGTATAATTAATGCATGGATGCAAAGCAGGCCTTGGGGTGTTGATGTAAAAGGAGTTAATGAAATAATCAGTTTTTACAATCGTGCAGGCAGAAGTAGTGGCAAGACTCCTTCAGAGATATTGGCTATGGTATCTGATTTCATTGTTAAAAATCCCGGTCGCGGTGCACCAGTTTCTGAAACTACAAGTGCAGGCAGTGTAGCAGCAGTAGCAGCACCAATAGGTGGCATGCAATCTCGTCAGCCTAAAAATCCAGACGGCACTGCAAGAAATGCATTGGACAGCGACACATTAATGGCTGGAAAGAAAAAGAAGACTAAGAGTAAAAAGGCATAAATACTTAAACTACTAGTATGGAGCCAATCAATGACTAAAAAAACAAATGAAGGTCTTGCAGACTTAGCTGATGTAGCTGAGCGCGACCACGAAGTACAAATGGCACGTAGCGATTTGTACAAACTTGCAAAATATTCTATCAAACTACACGAGATGTTGAAAAACGTAAGTGAAGCAGAAGGTATTGAAGGATGGCAGCAAGCTAAGATTACCAAAGCAGCAGACTATATTTCAAGTGTGTATCATGCATTAGATTATGACACAAAGTTTGAAAGTGTAAATGTAGCAGAAGATGCCAAACCAAAAACAATAAAACGTACTTTATCTGATTCTCAAGTTAAATCTTACAAAGGCAGTTTATCTGAAAAACTTTCAACCATAACAGGGAGATAATCATGAGAATACGTGAGCTATTTGAATCAGCAGATCTGTGTGCAGAGTGTGGAAATCCTAGCTGGAAAACACTTGAGTCAGATGATCTCGATGAAGGTAAAAAGAAAAAGAAATCAACCAAGAAAAAAGGCAGCCACGGTAAAGTGTGCTGGAAGGGCTATCGCAGAGGTAAAGGTGATAGTTGTCATAAAGTAAAAGGCGACGGTTAATGGACTTTAATGCACTACAACACAAACTATTTGCAATGGATCCAGTTGATCCTAGAGAAGATATAGCAAAAATGAAAGCACAAGCTGCCGCTCCAGCAGTTGAAAGTGATGGTATTGATTATCTTAAAGAAAGTGCCGTAGTGCCAGAAGGTAGTTTACAAATGGATCGTGATTATAGTGTTAACGATTTTGCTGCACTAGCTGGCGTAGTTTCAGAAGGTAAACAACGTGCAGCAGATCAAGTGCGTGGCAATGAACCAATGCCAGCTACTTCAACTCCGAGTAACACAGGCGAACAACCACATCCGTTGAAAGACAGATTGGTAGGCGAAAGCGACAAAGATGACCGCATTGCTGCACTAGAACGTAGAGTTGAAGCATTAGAATCAATGTTGAGTGAACGTGAACTTAGTAATGACGAAGAAAAAGAAAAAGAACGTCTTGTAAAAGGAATGAAGAAAAACCGCAGCGATTTTAAAGATCGTTATGGTGATGATGCCGAAGCAGTAATGTATGCTACTGCTACAAAACGTGCAAAACAAAATGCAAGTGTAGATTACTCAATTGATATTAAAACAAGATTGTATGATGCATTAAATAAGAAAATGGGTGTATAATGAAACTAAACGAGTTCATCGTTGAAAATGTTTTAAAACAATTCAGGACAGCAGCAGGTCCAGGACTTTCAATGAATAATCCTGGTAACCCTGATGGCAGTCATGTTGTAGAAATCAAACGAGCTTTAAAGAAGCATACTCTTGTAACAGGAAAAACACAAAATGGCAGTTTTCAAACTGCTGGGCCTGCATGGTCAGGTGATGAGTTAGGAACCTGGGATCAAACATTAGACGATGCTATTAAAACTTGGAAAAATAGTATCAACATACAGGTTGATAATCCAAACGAACTAAACACTGCTTTAGGAGAACTACGAGAAAAAGATATTCGCTATCTTATTAGTACTAGTCTTTTTCCAGCTGGAAGCGGATCTATGGCAGGATTGCTACAAATAGGCAACGATGGCACTACTCCTGGAAATCAAAATACTGCTGCTACCTGGGAAGGACAAGAAGTTGATATAAATCATGTTATTGATACTCCAGTTGAACAAGTGACTAATACAGCACAAATGATTGCTGCTATTGGCTTTAGTGGTTGGTATTTTATTCTACAAGAACTACTCAACAAACGTGCAGAAAACACACAAGGAATACAACAAAGTCAAAACTCGAGATTAGCCGAACTTAATAGAATGATGGTAACTATCTATGAAAGACAAAATCAGTTTGGATCTATTTGGCTAGAAGAAGTATGGAAAAGAGGAGTTGTTCTTAAAATAAGTAACGGATTGACTGCTACTCTTGCAAATGGCGAGGAAATGGAGTTTTCTCCACCAAACTGGCGCAATGGATCGAGAACACAAGAAGCACAACAACTTTACCAATATTTTAGACAACTTGCAACAGGATTAACAGCCAAGTTTAAACAACAAGACTCTGAGGCCCAAGCAGCTGAAAATGCTCCAGACGTAGTTACAACACCTACATTAGATGCAACTACTACAACAGCATGGATTATTGCAATGAATCAGGCATTTGAAAATAGTGTTGCAGCGATTATACCAGGCGGGCGAGGATTTGGATACGATCGTGAAAAGATCAGCGATCTAATGAATCAACTAAACACAGCAGGAGATTGGGATCAAGTTGATCAGGCATATAATACACGGTTTGAAGATTTATCAACACAGCTAGTCGATGAACTCAGCGAAGCTGATTATCAAGCCCTAGTTATAAGACGACTTACTGCATTGAGAAGAATAAATCCAAAACTATTGTATGCATCCATTGTTTGGGGACAAGATACCGATAGCATGGATGTTAGTATTGAGGATGACACTTACACTGTTGTTAAGCAGTTAAACAGCAATGGGTTTCCTGTAGTTAACAAAGGCAGACGTGAAGTTATAGATGTATTGGTTATTGACGATGCATTGAAAGCAGCTATTGAACTATCTGGTGGTAATGTTCCTAATCTAAATATTGAAGCTGATGGAGAACACCGTGCAATGGCTGGTGCCATTATAGTAACAGTAATAAACGATCGTGTTCCGGAAATGACAGCGTTTTATACAATGCAAGATCCATTCAGTGAATCAGAGTTTAAATCAATAGGTCCAAGACGTTTGCTAGGTATAAGCGAAGGTGCTGCGGTGCTTATAGCAAATGGATCAAGTGAGGAATCTGTTGCACAATGGGTACACGGACAAGTTATAGACGATAGACTTTGGCTGATTGGCGACGAATCCCAGGATATCGAAGGTGCTGCTAATATTCATTTTGATAACAGATATAGAGACGAAAGTGAACAATCAGACGGATTTTCAAGCGATGATGATGATGTTGAAAATACAGAACTCGAAACTGATCTTATAAATAGATTATTCAACACTGCTTCACGAAATGCTGCATTAGCAGAACTTGGTCAAATATCTCCAGACACAGAACTACAAAGAGTATATGACAGAGTTTATCGCGGATATCATACTAGTCACGGCAAGTGGCTAGATGAAGATATTACCAATACAGGCGAATTAGAAAACTATGTAGAAGGTGATCAAAACGATATTCCAGATGGCTTTAAATCTATCATAGGTAAAATAGGTATTCCATATGCTGCACCAACATTAATGGCCCAAATATTTAAAGAAAGTATGGAGCCTGGGTGGTTTGGTTGGGGAACTGATGATAATCTATTAGGTGCGTTGATTGCACAAATAAGAAATAGAGAAGATTACCTACAAGTAAATGAAAGATATAAGGCAAAATACAGCGGCGATTTAATTGACGATGTTGATGCAGAGGATAGCAGTTGGAGACGGAACAATGATGGCGAATTTGTCGAAGCACTTAAACTTGCTATTGGTGAAGATGTTGATATTACACGAGAAGGTATAAGCTCGCCTGCTATGAGAGCATTTGCTACAATGCGTAATGAACCTACAGAAAATAATATTGCAGCCTTTAGAGCAAAGATTAGCCAATCTAACTTTGATAGTGTTGGCGCAGTAATGTATATACTAGACGAAATCAACAACATTGTATTAGCAACTCCAGGTGCATCACGAGAGCAACAGGAAGAATTTTTACAAATCGTTGCAGATTTTGAAGAAACTTTTGAAGGTGAAAGAGCCGAGCGTAGTGGATATAGTGCTCCAATGTTCGAAGATATAATTGCTGATTGGAAGCTAAACAACAGTGATCAATGGTTTCAATAATAGTGGAAGATTACGATTTAGATGAGCACGAACTTTATCTAAAATATCCGCAACATCACAAATGGTGGAATAAACTTTATCTAGCAGAAACTATGGGTTATAGTTGCGGGCCAGGTGGTGTACGAATACCTATCACAGGAGAGTATGTAATACGTCCTATATACAACCTTATTGGCATGGGCGTGTGTACAACTATAAAAACATTAAAACAAGGTGATTGTACCAGCACGCCTCCTGGTTACTTTTGGTGCGAATATTTAGAAGGCAATCACTATAGTGCTACATATGAAAATATCGATGGTACATGGAAACCGTTACACTGTTGGCAAGGATGGAATAGGAAATCAAATGTTGTAAAGTTTAACAAATGGATACGCAGTGATTATATACCAATCATTCCTGAAGTTATTGCTAATATAAATAATGTAAAATATATCAACATTGAATACAAAGGCGACAATCCTATTGAGTTGCATTTTCGTCCTAGTGGCAATCCTGACGGTACATCAGTTAGTAAATGGAATGAATATATTCCTATATGGCATGATACTACACAGTTTGAAAAAGATAAACTAGTTGATCAAGGATACACATGGATAGATAATCCGTTTGACGACTGGATGGAAGACATGGAGCCTTACTTAAATGAAAGGCGCCTTGGGTATTATGTACGGTAGAATTGATTTATCCAAAGTAAAATACAAACTAGATCCTGACATTTTTTTACACAAACCTAGTTGGGACGAAGCAGTGCATATATACAATATTTACTGTGAATACAAAAACTTTGACAGCGTGTATCCATTGTATCGTGATGATATCTTACAAAACGATTTTCATTGTTTGTATATAGATGATAAACTTGTAGCGTGGGAACAAACAAGAACATATACAAATGATAAAGTTGCATTTAGTGATCAGTTTGCATGGGATTACAGCAATCCAGAAGATAGGGTTGGTTGGAGATTTAGTTACCACGTTCCGGCGTATTACAAGTCGCAAGGATATAAGTATCTATACTTAGGCGACCATCACGACTATAAAAGTCGTATTCAAGGATACGAAATACTAGGTCCAATAAAAGCACTTGACATCTAGAAAAACGTATAGTATTATAAAACAATATCATTAAGGAGTATTGCATGAGCGATAGAGTATACGGCCAAGAAGAAAAAGCAAAACTAGAACGTCTAGTAAAAGAAGGCGTAACAGTACTACAAGAGATTGAAGATTTACAAGGCGGATTAAAAGAAACTGTGAAAGCAGTAGCAGAAGAATTAAATGTAAAGCCTTCGCTAATCAACAAAGCAATCAAAGTAGCACAAAAACGTGACTGGAGTCGTGTACAAGACGAGTTTGAAGATCTCGAAACTATTGTTGCTACAACAGGATACGACACGGACGCTTAATGTATCAAATATTAACAGTTGACAAAACAAAATAAAAAGTGTACACTAAACACACATTAAGGAGAGTCCATGCCATACGTAGATGCATTCTTTGACAGAGATTCGGATATTATTCGGGTTGTTGAACGCAAAGACGGAAAAAGACATTACCACGAGTATCAATCAAAGTACACATTTTATTATGAGGATCCACGTGGAAAGTACAAAAGTATCTACGGCAACACTCTAAGTAGGATTGTTTGTAAAAATACCAAAGACTTTAGAAAAGAACTTGCTATCAACAAAGGCAAGAACTTGTTCGAAAGCGATATCAATCCAATCTTCCAGTGTTTGAGTGAAAACTACATCAATCAAGATGCTCCTAAGTTGAATGTAGCGTTTTGGGATATTGAGACGGACTTTGATCCAGAGCGTGGGTTTGCTCCAGTTGAAGATCCGTTTATGCCTATCACTGCTATCACTGTACACTTACAGTGGCTTGATTTGCTGGTAACTGTTGCTATGCCTCCCAAAGGATTGCCAATAGAACAAGCACAAGAGATGTGTAAAGAACGTTGGGGAGACAGTTGTATACTATTTCCTAACAACGAAAAGGGCGAAGGCGAGATGCTGAGTATGTTCTTGGATCTTATCGAAGATGCAGACATTCACAGTGGTTGGAACAGTGAAGGATATGATGTTCCGTATACTATTAATCGTATCAAACGTGTATTGAGTAGTGATGATACACGTAGATTTTGCTTGTGGGGTCAAAAGCCCAAGCGTAGAGAATATGAGAAGTTTGGCAAGACAAGTGAAACGTATGATACTATCGGAAGAGTACATATGGACTATCTTAACTTGTATCGTAAGTACACATATGAAGAACGTCACACATATAGACTAGATGCTATTGGTGAAATGGAAGTAGGCGAGAACAAGACTGTATATGAAGGCACACTTGATCAGTTATACAACAACGACTTCGAACGTTTTATTGAATACAACAGACAGGACGTTGCACTGTTAGACAAACTAGACAAGAAACTAAAGTTTATTGACCTTGCAAATGTACTAGCACACGAAAACACTGTGTTGCTACAAACCACAATGGGTGCTGTTGCACTTACTGAGCAAGCTATTGTTAACGAGTCGCATAGACGTGGTATGCAAGTGCCAAATAGAAAACAACACGAAGGTAATACAGCAGCCGCAGGTGCATATGTAGCATTTCCTAAAAAAGGTGTGCATGAGTGGATTGGTAGTATGGACTTGAACAGTCTGTATCCAAGTGTTATTCGTGCATTAAATATGGGCCCTGAAACAGTAGTTGGTCAAATACGCTTGGATATTAGTGATGAACGTATTCACAATGATACTACACTAAAGAAAAAGAGTTTTGCAGGCAGTTGGGAAGGACGCTTTGCAACCGAAGAATATGAAGCAGTTATAGAACAAAAACGTGATGTAATGCTTACATTAGATTTAGAAAACGGGCAAGAAGAAGTGTTGAGTGCAGCAGAAGTTTGGAAGTTGATATATGATAGTCATCAACCATGGATGCTTAGTGCTAATGGTACAATCTTTACAAACGAGTTTGAAGGTATTATTCCCGGACTATTAAAACGTTGGTACAGCGAACGTAAAGATCTACAAAAGAATCTTAAAAAAGCAAAAGATGCTAAGAACGAAGTAGAAATTGAATACTGGGACAAGCGTCAGCTGGTTAAGAAGATTAACTTGAACAGTTTGTATGGTGCTATTCTTAATCCCGGGTGTAGATTCTTTGACAAACGTATTGGACAAAGTACTACACTAACTGGCAGAACTATTGTTAAACACATGAGTGCTGAAGTTAATAAGATTATCACAGGCGAGTATGATCATGTTGGTAAGGCTGTCATTTATGGCGATACTGACAGTGTGTACTTTAGTGCATATCCTGTATTGAAAGACGAGATTGCAGCAGGTAAGATTCCGTGGACCAAAGATAATGTAATAACACTATACGATCAAGTATGTGAACAAGCAAATGAGACATTTCCAGAAATGATGCTAAAAGCATTTCATTGTCCAAAGAGTCGTAGCGATGTTATTGCAGCAGGTAGAGAGATTGTTGCTGAAACTGGGCTGTTTATCACTAAGAAACGCTATGCAGCATTAGTATACGATATTGAAGGATTTAGAACAGACGAAAATGGAAAACTAGGCAAAGTAAAAGCAATGGGATTGGATCTAAAGCGCAGTGATACACCAGTGTTTATGCAGGATTTCTTGAAAGATTTGCTTGATATGGTACTACAGAAAAAACCTGAAAAAGAACTACTTGAAGCTATCAGTCAGTTTAGGCGTGAGTTTAAAGATCGTCCAGGATTTGAAAAAGGCTCTCCTAAACGTGCAAACAAGATTGGACACTATCAGCGTCTAGAAGAAAAGCAAGGCAAAGCAAACATGCCTGGACACGTTCGAGCAAGTATTAACTGGAACACACTAAAACGTATGAATGGTGACAAGTATTCGCAAGAGATTGTAGATGGCATGAAAGTTATTGTTTGTAAACTAAAACAGAATCCACTAGGCTATACAAGTGTTGCGTATCCCACAGACGAATTGCGTATTCCAGAATGGTTTAAAGAACTGCCATTTGACGGCGATGCAATGGAAGAAGTTATCATCGACAACAAACTAGACAACTTGATTGGTGTGTTGGACTATGACTTAGAAAGTACAAAACAAAAAACTACATTTAACAACTTATTTGATTGGAATTGATATGAAAGTGGGTATTACATTTAGTGCATTTGATTTACTTCATGCTGGACACATTGGCATGCTACGTGAAGCAAGAGCAAACTGCGATTATCTTATTGTAGGACTACAAACAGATCCTACAATCGATCGTCCAGATACCAAAAACAAACCAGTGCAAACATTAGTAGAGCGTTATGCACAACTCAATGCACTCAAGTTTATTGACGAGATTGTTCCATATGAAACTGAACAGGACTTGTTGGATATACTGGAACTGTTTCAAATCGATGTAAGGTTCTTAGGAGAAGAATACAAAGAAGATGAGTTTAGCGGCAAGGATATTTGTCGCAAGCGAGGTATTCAACTACATTTTAACAAGCGTGATCATAGATTCAGCACAAGTGATTTACGCAAACGAGTAGCAGAAAGCGAAAACAAATGAGTAAAGCATTTTGGCAAGGATTTAGAGAAGGATTTATGAAATACTTTTGGGTAGGTATTGCATTTGCTCTTGGAATAGAACTAGGCAATTATGCTCACCCTTATGAAGTGTGCAAGCGTATGTACGACACACTTGAAGACGTTGCAGAATGTGTGTGGATCAAGGAAAAACTATAATGTGGACACTTTTTATTATTAGTACAGTTATTGGACTAGACGAACCTAAAATAACATATTGGGATAACTATAAAACTCAAAAAGAGTGTTTATTAGAACGAGCAGTACTTACTTCAACCTTTACACAAGGCGAAAGAGCATTGTGTAGTAAAAAGGAGAAATAAGTTGAATAGATTTATTTTTGATGTTGACGGAACACTAACTCCAAGTAGGCAA